TTGAAATATTTTGAGAGAGGGGCGAAAGGGGCGGATTTGCTGGGGAAAACGCGCTTGTCGTCAGCCTGTCGTCAGCGCGCTTGTCGGCCCGTCAGGCCGTCTGTACGTTCCCGACAGATGAAATTGACAGATGACCAATGGAAAACGGCGCGCGGCCTGTACTTGGCAGGAAGCGACTGGGGAACTATTGCGGACAAACTAGGGGCGAAGAAAGCGACTTTACAGAAACGGGCAGAGAGAGAAGGGCTGACGAAATTGAGGCGGGAGGCGAAATCTATTTCTCTTACAGAAATTTCTGTAAAGACAGAAAAGAGCTTAGAAGCGCTCTCTGCTCTAGTGCGTTCGAAACTGGCAGCTGATGCCGCTAGCACGCTCGAGCGCATCGAATCTTACGACTTGGACGGCATCAAAGATGAATCAACACGGGAGCAGATACTCGGTTCCGTCGCCAAGCGGAGCGCGCTGGTCTTCGGATGGAGCGAACAAGGCGAAGCGGCGTCCGTTTCGATCAATCTGTTGGGGTCGATGCCGGATCGAATCTCGGAGATTCAAGTCACGGGAGAATCCGATTCGAAGTAAATATAACACACCTTGTGCGTCGCAAGCGGACTGATGATCTAGATTAGGCTGTCTAATGGACAGAAAGTCTATCGGGACACCAAAGAATCCTTTTCCGGCGGCAGAATCGGCGGCAGACTGGCGGAGGCCCGGCCCCTTTGCGGGTGGGCTTCGTTTACGATACCCCCCTCAAAAATTTTCCACCTTTTTGACCATGATAAACAAAATCAAAATCGGTCAAACTGTATCTTTATCCTATGCAGAACGTAAGCTCGCTCATTTTTTGGCAAAGCATAGGAACGGTAGCAATCGTTCGTTCAACAAGGCGAACTTGAAGATCAGTTCGGAGGACGCGCATACGGTTGATTTGGAGGGAATGTGCGGCGAGATAGCGTTCTGTAAGTTGTTCAACGTGTATCCTGATCTGGATACCGACCGCGATCCTCCGCATCCGCTCTACGACGCGGTTATCCCGCCTCCGCCGGGATTCCGCATCGATATCAAAACGACCAAGTACGACACCGGCAAGCTGCTGGTTGATGCGCGCAAAGGCAGGAAGACCGAAGGCGTGGATTTCTACGCGCTGATGACCGGGAGCTTTCCAGGTCCGTACACATTCAGAGGCTTCATTGCGCGGGAACAGATCATCCAGCCACACAAACTTGGCCTACTCTGCGGCTACAAAAGCTACATGGCGGAGCAGTCGGAGCTGACCGATGAACTTCCCGATCCTCCACTATTCTGATTGACATTACGACCATTCATATGCGTCAGTCCGCTCATCGACCCTAAGCAAGGCGGCGGCTTGGTCAGCCATCGCAAAACTGTCTAAGCGGCAATGACGCTCCGCAAAGGAGGTAGGATTATCAGCCACCGTGTGGTGGAATTGATGGCCTACCATAACGCAGATAACGTCGGTTGAAATTTTACTCATCATGTCTTGTCCCAATGTCTTTAACGCCTTCGCGGTGGCTACCGAGTCGCTCGCGCAGGACGTTTACAAACGCGCCTCGTACCGTTCGATGTGGCTCAACCTCATTGAGCGCGGCGAATACCCACAAGGTACCGGTCTGACCCAGACCTCGTTCACCACGACCTCCATCGAGCCGACTGCGGCTGAAGAGTGGTCGGCCATCACCCTCGCGTCCGGCAACCCCGGCGATAACGGTGGTGCTTGCGATGTCACCTACAATGACGTTCCGGTCGGCTATAACGCTGTCACCTGGGGTCCTGAGCGTTTCGCCCTTAAAGGTCCACTCCTGTGTAAGGACGATCTGACCTTCGACCATCGCGTCGAGGCGTTCCTCCGCGTGTACCTTGAGAAGCTGTCCATTCGCGCGCAGCGTTCTTGGGAGACTCGCTATCAGAACATGTTCGCCAAGTACGCCATCAAGGCGGTGGCCGACTCGTCCTTCACTCAGGTGGAGACGATTCCGTCTGGTGTGAACGAGCTGCCCTGGATTCAGACCGGCTCCGTTGGTCAGTCGTTGAATCAGGCTACCTCCGAGCTGACGCAGGAGATGCTCGATGTCGCCGCCGCCACGCTGATCCGCAATGGCGCGACGAATCCTGATAGCTCCGGCTTCATCAGCTTCTCCAGCGACGGCCCGGTGTTCCCGCTCTACATCGGCATGGAGGCCAGCCAGCGTATCGCTCAGAACAATGCCGCGCTGCGCGAGGATCTGCGTTTCGCCGATATGGGTTCTGGTCCGGGTGCTGAGCTGCTCAAGCGGATTGGCGCGAATCGGGTCATCAAGAACTTCCGCCATATCCCGAATCTGTTCCCGCCCCGCTTCAGCTATGCTGGCGGCAAGTACACGCTCATCCAGCCCTTCACCAGCACCTCCGGCACGAAGGGTACTGTGTTCAGCGTCAACCCGAGCTGGACGACCGCCCTGTACGAGGGTGCGTTCGTGCCGACTCCGTACGTCATCAAGAGCCATATCGTTCGCCCCGTGAACCGTGTTGGTGACTTGAGCTGGCAGCCGACCAACTACATGGGCGAGTGGCAGTGGGTGACTGGTGCCTACAAGCTCGATGTGGATTGCGCCGATCCTCTGGAGAAGAAGGGTCAGCACTACGCTGAGTTCGTTCATGCCGTGGAGCCAGTGTTCACCAATCAAGGAATGACGATTATCTTCCGTCGTTGCACAGGCTCGCTGACACAGATCATTTGTAGCTGAAAAGCCCAGTAAATACGCGAGAATCCGCAGGTCGAAAGGCTTGCGGATTTTTTGTTGCCACGTTCAGTCGATGCGTCTATTTTTACATCGCATGGAACAATATGAACCAAAACGTGGCGACGTACGCGAATCGGATGGAATGGTCTGCTGGGGTTACACCTGGAAAGATCCGCAGGGAAACAAGCGGTATCAGTGGTTAACGCCCGAGCGTTTCGCCGAAAAGATGGCCGCTGATAAGGAGAGGTTGGCCAAGTACACAGCCGACAACGCTGAGAAAATCCGCGTGAAGCAGGCTGAAAAGTATCTCAAGAATGCGGAGTATTACAAAGCAGCGGCTAGGGGATATTACGCGAACAATAGGGAAAAAATGCGTGAGATTCACAAAAAGTACCAAAAGGAAAACGCCGAGCATCTGAAGAAGCAAAAGAACGAGTACCGCGCCGCGAATCGCGAGAAAACAAGAGCTTGGGCCAGAAAGTACGGCAAAGTTCATCGCGCAAAGCTGACGGAGAAACTCCGCGAGAAACGTCGCTCAGATCCGATATTCCGACTGAAGGACGCAATTCGCGGTTCAATCCGTGCGTATCTTGGAAGCAAGAAGACCCGTCGCGGATCTACCTTCGAGATTGTCGGCTGCACTCCCGATTTCCTGCGCGAGCATTTGGAGAGGCAGTTTAAGCCCGGAATGACTTGGGATAATTACGGCTCGCACTGGCATGTTGATCATCGCATACCGTTGGCCAGCGGTCGTACTTCCGATGAGGTAAAAGGCTTGAGTCACTGGACCAATCTTCAGCCATTGGAAGCGTTGGAGAACCTCATTAAGAGCGACAAGGTTCCGCAGTCGGTAATGCCTTGACATCGCACCTCATAATCTGATGCTCCCCGTATGCCGAGTTTTACTCTCCCCGAAGGCGTTGAGATTCCCGAGAATTTGAAGGAAGGCGAAGCGTTCCAGACGATGGCGACGATTGTCCTCGGCAAGAACGGCAAGGCTGAGTTCATCGAGATTGATGGCATGGCTATCCCCGGCTACGAGAAGAAGTCGAAGGGCAAGAAGATGGCCGAGCGTGGCTATGAGGAGGAGGAGGGCGAGGAGATGGAATCCGAGGGCGGCGGCGGTTTCATCGCCGAGGTGATGCAGCGCGGTCGTGGCGGCCCGATGGCCTAACCAATAGGAAAACGATATGGCGATTATCACATGCGATGAGGCGGAGACGCTGATCAATGAGGCGGCATCGCTTGGATGTCGTTCTCCGTGGGAGGTCGAGCTGGCCAAGCTCGCGCTAGAGAATCGCATCGCGACGTATCTTCAGGGTGGCGGCGCGACGCGCGGCGCATACCGGAGCGTTACGACGACCGGCAATGTGGTGAGCGGAGATTATCTGCTCATCTGCGATGCCGCCGCTGGCGCGATTACGATGACCTTGCCGCCTGCCGCTCTGGTTCCGGGTCGTATCTACGCTTTCAAGCGCATCAACAGCGGCGCGAATGCGGTCATTGTTGATGGCTACGCGAGCGAGACGATTGACGGCGCGGCGACTCACACGCTGACTCCTCAATGGAATGCTTTGACGATCATGTCAAACGGTGTCGCTTGGTTCATCTTGGCCGATCATTGATATGGCAAACATCTCCTGCGAACAAGCGGCGGCATTGATTGCGGAGGCGTATGGCGCGTCCTGCAAGAGCAACCGCGAGAAGAACCTGCTGGAGATTGGCCTACTCTGGGAGGCGGCGACGCTTGGCGGCAATGCCGATATCACGGCGGACAACACGGTGATAAGTGCGGACAGCACGATCATCACGGCGGACATGACCGAGTTTTTCTAAGACCGAAAGAAACCCCTTACATAGATTATGGCACAGCAAACGATTAACGTAGGCGCAGCTCCGAATGACGGAACGGGAACGCCGCTGCGTACGGCATTCCAGTACACGAACAGCAACTTCAGCGAGCTGTACACGGCTGTCGGGCCGAGCGGCAATAACATCGTCGTACCGGGAAACGCCACCATCACCGGCGATCTGACGGTGGATACGAACGTGTTGAAGGTGGACACGACGCTCAATCGGGTGGGTATTGGGACGGCGACACCTGTCAGTTCTTTGCAGGTACTTGACGGTGATATCACTGTAACCACGGGAGGTTCGTTTTCTGGTTTTAACGGAACGCGACAGACTGTTCCGTCGAGTGTCGGTACACAGTTGAGCCGACTCCATTTCTCCGCATACAGCACCGGAACAACTTATGTTCAAGGTGCGTCAATTCAATCGTATTCCGATGCTGCATGGTCAGCTTCAAGCGCACCTGCGTATTTGGCGTTTTATACAACCCCGTCTGCAAGCGTCACGCTGTCTGAGCGTTATCGCATCGCTTCCGACGGTGTAGCCACTTGGTCGAACGTCGGCGGAGTCGCTGGCACCGCCATGACCCTCAACTCCACGGGGCTGGGCGTGGGGGTTACGCCGAGTGCGTGGCTTGCTGCTGTAAAAGCAATCGACATTGGTTCAAATGCTCTCGCTGCTTACAGCGGCGGTATCACCCATAACGCTTACTTCGACAACACTGATTCGCGTTGGGAATACAAAGGAACCGGAGCCGCTACATTCTACAGCGTCCAAGGAGGGCTTCACTCTTGGTACGTTGCGGCTTCTGGAACTGCAAACGTCGCAATTACGACGTTCTCATCGGCAGCGATGACGCTCGACGCGAGCGGGAATCTGTTGGTGACTAAAACGTCGCCCAACGCCACCGTCGTTGGATTCCAAGCTACATCGACTGGTGAAACGTCATCGACGATGGCCAGCGCAGTGTCGGCTCAAAGCACATTTAACGTGTATTCCACCGGAGCCGCTGCCTATCGGTTCTACGTTGGAATGAACGGAACGATCAATGCCACTAACACGACTATCGCGGCAATCTCCGATCAGCGACTGAAGGAAAACATTCAAGACATCGACGTTGGACTCGGCGCGATTCTCGCTCTAAAGCCGCGCAAGTTCGATTGGAAGGCCGGTAAGGGTAAGGACATCAAAGGCGATCGTGGTTTCATCGCTCAGGAGTTTGAGCAGGTGTTCCCGAACCTCATCGACGAGTGGAAAGATCCTGCTCCTGAAGGCGAAGCTCCCTACAAGTCCGTTCGCCAAGACCTTATTCCTGTGCTGGTGAAAGCCATTCAGGAACTGGCCGCTGAAGTCAACGCTCTGAAGAACGCCTAATATGAACATCTCCATTGTCTGGATCATCGAACGCCTTCTCGTTAAGCCGACCGAAGGCAGTCTCACGGACGTTGTGATTACCGCCGACTGGCGATGCAACGGCACGCAGGAATCGTTCAGCGGAACTTGTTACGGCTCGTGCAGCTTCGCTCCTCCGAGTGGCTCGTTCACTCCTTACGAAGACCTCACGCAGGAACAGGTCTTGAGCTGGTGCTACGCCAACGGAGTCGATCAGAGCGCGATTGAGGCGAACGTCTCGCTCCAGATCCAGAACCAGATCGACCCGCCGGTGGTGAGTTTGCCGCTGCCGTGGGTGCCGCCGGTGCCGCCGCCCGAGCCTGAGATGATCGTGCCTCCGATGTTGCCTCAGGTGGAGCCGGTTTTGGTTGCCAGCGATTCGTCTGTCTCCGATGCTTCGGCGGCATGATTAAAATTGAGCTGACCATCGAACAAGTTAACAGCCTCCTGCAACTCATCGATATCTCGATCAAAGCTGGCGGTTTTCAGAACGCAAAGGTTGGAGTACCTCTGGCCGACCTGATTCTGGAAGCCGCCAAGTCCTCGCAGCAGATCGAAATCGCTAAGTAGAAAATCATCCCATGACTGAATCCCACTTCATGCGAGACATGTTTGCCGCTGCTAGTGGGCCAGTTATCGGAATACTCGGGAACGCGGTTTTCTCAGACCCGAACCTCAAGACGGCATCGCTCGCGTTCGGTGCCGTCACTGCTTTTATCGTCTGCCTATCCAAGGCCATCGACCTGTATCGAAAGTTCAAATGAACCCCAATCTTACCTCTCTCATTCGCCATCTTCTCTCCGCCGCTGGTGGCTTCCTCGTCGCCAAAGGCTTGGCTAGTGCCGATCAAGTCGCTGAACTTGCCGGTGCTACCGTGAGCATCATTGGCGTCGCTTGGTCGATCTTCAATAACAAGAAGGCGGCGAAGTCTGACGCTCCGAAAGCTGAATGAACTTTCTGGCCGACTTGGTGATGAAGCTGGTCATCTGGCTTCATGCGCTGACGAAGCAGGATGTCTCAAGTGAAGACGCCAAGAAACAACCGGATCTTAAGCGCGGTCTTCTGGATCGTGTTCGCCAGCATGAGCATGAGCTGCGCGAGCCGAGTGATTTACGTCCCCCACGGTGAGCCTGTACGCCTCGCTGAGAGCGTTAAGGCCAAGGTCTGGACTGTTGACGCCAGCGGCAAAACGGTGCGTAGTAAGAACCGAATTACCATCCATGACGGTTGGTATGCACTGCCAAAGGAGTAAATGAGCCATAACGCACCTTACAAAGGTTCACCGCCTCTCTCACGACCTAGCGGAAGCGGACCTTACAAACAGTCGCCGCCTCCCAAGCCGCCTGTTCGGCCTCAGCCAAAGCCGGTTCCGAGCGGAAGCGGTCCTTACCGCAAATAATTCAAAGCAAAATCCCCCGGTGGCTTCGAAACCATCGGGGGATATTTGTTTCCAGCGCAGCGGCTCAGCGTCCTAACGACTTCAGAACGCTCGCAACGAAGTCCTCGCTCTTGGCGTTGTTCGTGTTGGCAGGACGAGAACCACCGCTGACAGCCTTCGAGCTAACTCCCGGCTCGCTGCCACGGTACTTCGCCAGTTCGGCTTGTAGGCGTTTGTTTACCTCAACCTGAGAATAGAGAAGCTCGCGGTACTTCGGTGCGGCAGCGGCCCAAAGAGCGGCCTTGGCGAGGTCTTCTTCGCTGTTCTCTCCGTTGAAGATCTGCTGCGCGAGGCTGAGACGCTGGTTCAGCTCACCATTCCATTCCTCATCGCCCTCACGCGGCTCGAATATTTCAAGAGCGCGAGCATTCTCGCTCACCTTCGCCCAGGTCTTACTGGCCGACTCCAATGCAGCCTTCGTCCCCTGCTCGTTGTCCTGCTGATACTTCGAGATGATGGCGTCGTAATCGGACTTAGCCTCGGACATCTCCGCCGCTTTCTCGCCGTTAATCTCGTCGTAGCGAACGATCAGCGCGCCGAGCTTGGCTTTCTTGGACGGCGAAAGACCGTCAACGATGTCGTCGATCTGCGAGTTGCGGTAATCGCTCTCGGGCGACTTGAGTAGGCCAACAAGCCGTTCTCCATCGGTGCCGACAAGACCCTTCACCGATTCAAAGACGCCATTGATCTTGCCCTCATACTTCTTAACGAACTCAGGGTGACGCTCGATGTCGAGCAATCGAACACGCTCAGAAAGCGCGTCACGCTCCTCCTGCAAGGTCTTGAGCTGCGACTCAAAGTTCGGATTAGCGGTCTTGCCAGCTTTAAGCTCGTCCAGTTGCTTGGCCAACTGCGCCTTCTCCTCCTTGATCTTGCGGAACGCGTCAGCGGCCTTCGTAGACTTGATTGTCTCGGGGATATCGGAATCAGCGTCCGTAGAAGTCGGAACCTCGGCGGCGGCGGTAGCCTGCTTCTTTGAAGAACCAAACAAACGCTCGATGTCCTTCTCGGACTTGCTGGTTGGCTTGGTCGTTTCGGATGCCGCAGGCGTTGCAGCTTTCTTAGGCTCCTCGGTAACCGGAGTCGATATGCCCTCATCGGCTTCGGCTCCCATGCGATTGAATGCGTCGAGAATCGAATTGCCAAAATCAGGCTGCGACGCCGGATTGGTCAGCGGAGAGTTCAGTGGTACGTCCATAATTTGTTAATATTGTTTTTCGAAGGTTGCTTCAGGTTCCTTAGTTGTTTCATTCACCGACAATTTTCGAAGGTTTTCAAGACAATGCGCGTAGCCAGCGGTTACACCGGCAGCGAAAATAATGTCTGATTCCTTCGCTCCATGAGACGGCATTGGCACCGGCATGGATTCAGCGACGATACGGATTGCCATGCGTAAGAGCGGAGTCTGCAACAGCTTAGAGAATTCGGCACTCTCACCGCTGGTCATCCACTCCGCCATATTTACCTCAGGCAGATTCTTCAGGTCCGATTTCTGGGTCTTCGTTGAGCCTTTCAGCCAATTTATCATACTTTGTCTTCTTGTTTCGTTTCAGTTTATGCCTCTGCGGAATCGGGTCGAGAACCTCGTCTAGCTTGATCGGTTTCTCAAGCGTGACGACATCGCGTTTAGGTCGAATCACCTTTGTCACCTCCAGCATGTCGGCCAATGGCAGCTTGATGTATCCGCAATCAACGTCGTTGATGCCGTACGAGACGACAAAATGACTCTTCGCGCTGTCGTAGAACGCTCCGCACGGGAATACGACAGCAGGCAATCCCGGCCACCAGTCCTGCTGATTCGTGCCGGTGAGAAGCGGCAGCGTCGTCATGCGGACGATGCGGAACGGAGCCTTAGACTCGAAGGCGTACGCACCCATGTAGTAGCGACGCTTCTTGTTGATCCACGGCAATGAGCTGTGGAAGAAGGTCCAGTACAAGCCATCGACCAGAATGGGGTTGGAGCCGCCGCGCACCTCGCCAAATTTCCAGAGCGGATTGAACTCGTCGGTGACGTACTCCGCTTCCTTCTCAAGACGCCCATTAAGGCGCACTACGACATGAGGATTGGCCGAATACACCATGTGTGGCGTGTTATCGTGGACGAAGTAGAGCCAGTTCTTCTCATGGCCATCGTTCACCATCGCCTGCGCGTAGTTGTTGCCGTAGATCGGGTCGAATCGGGCGACGTTCAGGAACTGCTTGTCCAAGACGAACATCGCCTGATGCGCGTAACTCTTGAACGGCACAAATGTGCAGCAGCTTAGTCCGTACTTGTCGCCGAACTTGACCACTCGCGGATCTTCGAACTGCTCGCCTGGAATGTGCGAGGTGAGGTTGATCAACGCTTTTTTGATGGCCCCAAGATCCTTGGTCAGCTCGAAGACAACGATGTCGTTCTTCTCAAGGTAAACGTCCTCATCCTTCTCGCGCTTATTGCGGCAACGTCGGGCGAAAAGAAGGATCTGACCGCTCGGTTCCTGAACGATTGCAGGGTTGAAATAGTAGGTTCCAACCTCCTCAGGAAGCGTGATTTTACCAACCTCCCAGTCGCATTGTTCGGCCAGCTTGGGTACGTCGTTTTTTGCGTAGCTCATTAGAAACTCGGCTGCGAATTTGATTTCGTCGTAGAGAGCAAGCCAATGATCGCGCTCCTCGCGGACCTCGGTCAGATGCTCCTCGTGTTCTTTGGTTCGAATCTCAAGTGTCTTCTGCAAATCCTCGATCTGCATCAGCAAATCGGCCTGACCATCACCGCCATTTGCAAATCGTTTGAGAGCTTTAAGAGACAGTTCTCGGATGATGTCTTTCATTATGGATACAATTTTGTGTTCTCCTGCGTCGCGAGCCTCGGAAGAATCCCGTAAAAGTTCATCCTAGGCATCGAATCGACCAGCATCTGGATGTCGATTGGACCCCAAACCTTCTGGTTCGTTTCGAGGAGTTTGCAGACACCTTCGTAATTTACAAGGTAAGCATGCGTACACATGCCGCGAACGAGCTTGTAAAGGTTCGACGCGATGTAGCCGTGGTCTTCAATCGGGTCGGCGCAGCAGCTTCCGATGTAGACGACATGCCAATCGCTCGGGAGATAGTCCAGATTGTCGGCCAGCTTTGCCTTCCAGTCGGAGCATGTGAACTCAACGTCATCCTCGACGATGAGGAATGTGCGATGATCGGTTATCTTCGACTCAACCATCCACTTGATGGCCGACCAGACAGAGAAATGGCTGAGTCCGGCGACGATTGTTTTGACTTTCGCCTTCTCCTTCTCGCGTGTGTGGTAGTAATCGGTCGATATGCCGCAGTTCTCAGCCCTGAATCCGTACATCGGAACCGCATCGATTCCGAATGACTTCATGTAGCGAATGCAGCGTCGCTCCTTCTCGCTCTCAGGCTTCGAGACGATGAAGCACGGCGTCTTTTCGAGCTGTAGTTTCATCGGTTCGGGAGGATGTAGATGATGCCGCGACGCGCGCCGGTAGAGCGGCTGGGGTGGTTGTAGTAGAAGCTGTAGCCGTACTTCTGCGTCAACGTCTTGGCGCGGTAAATTGCGTCCAGCTTGTCCTTGATGTAGCCGAGACAGATGTCGTGGCCGTTGTAGCTGTCGTAGCCAAGCTGTCCGGTCGGTTCCTTGAAGTCGTGGATGGCGATAACTGGATGCAGGTCGTAGCGATTAATTGCCTCAAGCTCTTCGAGCAGCGGCAGGTAGTCGTTCCAGTGAGCGTCGAGAAAGAAGATCGTGTCGTGTCCAATTCCGTGATGCGGAATGAACCAGTTCATGCAGGCATCACTGCTGCCCTCGAACATCTCGACGTAGACATTCTCGCGCTTGAACTTCTCCTTAGCCTTCTCAACCAGATCATGGTTCAGCTCGCACGAAACAGTCTTGAGGAAGTTCTTGGCCAACCAAACGGTGGTGTCCGCTTCGTGAGTGCCGGTTTCGACAGCGGTCGTCAGCTCGAAGCGTTCTTTGAGGTAAAGAAACTCCTGCTCGATGAACGTGTCTCCATTGAAAGGTGAACCCATAATTTTAGTCGGCCAAAGGACAGTCTTCTTGATCGGCAACTCGCGGAAAAATTGTGAAGCATTTCAGATGCTGGCGGCTCTTGAAGTACATCTGCAAATCGATTGGAGCGAAGACCTCTTCGTTCGTCTCGATGAGAGTCTTGAGAGCCTTCTTGCGGACGATGTAGCAGTGAGTGCAAAGTGGCATTCCTTCGAAAAGGTTTGAATCCAGCTCGCGTGAGAGCTTTCCATGCGCGCAACAGGAGCCGGGATAGAGAATGTCCCAATCCTCAGGCAGCTTTGTCAGCGCACGTTCGATTGTTTCGCGCCAATGCGGACGGAATAGGATGTCGTCCTCTAGAACCATCACCATGTCCGGCGTGGAAGGATCGAAATCCAGCGCGTTCCACAGCATCCAATGGGACATGCTGCATCCAACGTGCTTGGAGCAGATGAGGTAGCCTGAGCCGGGGGCATCTATCTCGTACGGAATGCTCGCTTTCAGGCCAGACTTCGCGCCGTTCAGGCCATAGAAAATGCGGTAGTCCGTGACTCCAGCGGAATCAAGGTTTCTTTGTAGGCGCGGGATGCGAGAACTGCCTCGCATCGTGATAACGACCGTTTGCACGGGGTTATTTCAGTTTTCGATAGATAGCAAAAACGCTCTCGCTCAGATCAAATCGCGAAACAAATTCGCAGCGTTTCAGGACGAACTTGAGAGCAGTCTGGGTCGATTCCCAGTTCACATCGTCCATGACCAGATATCCGCCAACCTTGAGCTTTGGAAGCCAGTTGACGACATCGCTCGTAGACGGCCATTCGGCGTGATTGGCGTCGATGTGAACCATGTCCATGTCGGGCAGAAATCGCGACGCATCCCATGAGGACATGCGGCAGAACTGAATCTGCTTTACGACCTGCGCGCGAACGCAATGACCAACGAAAGATTCGTAATGCTTGTCCAGATCGAGTGTCGCCCACCACTCCTGATTGGCATTCGTCTCGTCGTCGATGCAGTCCTCTTTTTTCCAAGAATCGATAGCGTAGACGGTTCCGCTTCCGTTCAGCTTGCAGGCTTGGGCGAGTGCGAGCGTGGACTTGCCTTCGAAAACACCAACTTCAGCGATGCGCTGCGGTTTCGTTTCGAGAACAAGTTTGGCGATTTCCAAACCTTTTTTCGGATCGCACCAACCGCCCATCTTCGGGAAGTTGTCGGCGATGAATTGAACGATGTTTTCTTCGTTTCCCATAATTCTTATCCCTGACGCGCCAAGTTGGACTCGGCAGTTGCATTCGCTCGCTGAATATCAGCGGTTGTCTTGGCATTCCGGCGTGACAGATCAGCCATCGCCTTCGTGTTCTGACGCTGAATGTTGGCCATAGTCTCGGCATTCTGGCGAGCGATTTTCGCCTGAACCTCCGCATTCATCACTGCAGTCTTCGGATCGACACCCTGCTGGATAGCCATCGCTTGCTGCTGCTGCGCCATCGCCTGCTGCTGTTCGGCCAATAGCTGACCAAGCTGCTCAACAGTCTGAACAAGCATCTGGAGCTGCTGAGCGTAAGCATCAACTTGAGGACGACGAGTAGGATCGGTGGAGAGACGAGCCAGATGATCCTGAACGTGCTGACCGATACCTTGCAGGAAGAGCATAATCTCCTGCGGATTACCGCCCTGCTGGATCGAGGAAGCAGCTTCGTTCGCCGCCGCAAGATGCGTGTCGATGTGAACGATTTGATTCTGCGTGTCCGTGACGATTGCCATGTTGCCCTGGCGCAGCGACGAATGCTCCAGAACAGCCAGCGCGGTCTGATCCTGAATTCGCGAAGACTGGATCTGAGTCGGCAGATACCGATCAACCATTTGTTGGCCAACCTGAGCGGCGATGTAGTCGCGCAAGAGGCTGACTTTGCCACCCTCTGGCAGAGAACCAAGAAGTCCGAGCAGAGAACCAAGGAGCTGCTGCTTCGCGAACTGAGAACCTTGGCCGACCGTGCGAGTCGCTTCCACGAAGTCGATGTCCAGCATGGCTTGAACCGGAACGCCGCGTTCGGCGCAACGACGCTGGAACTCAATCGCGTCCTTATCCGACTTCGTAATCGGGTTCAGGTTGGGATTGGAGGCTCGGTTGTACCGCTCTTCGAAGAAGGAATCGAGCTGGTTGTAATACCGGCTGAGCTGCGTCTTACCGATTGCTGACTGCTGTGCCACGATGGCCTGGATTTCAGTCGCAGTTCGTGGGTTGCCAGCCGGTTTGTTGAGCGATTGGCGATACTGAGAGAGATTGCCTTGAAGAACATTCTCAAGGTCCGCGTTGACCGCCATAGGAGCGTCCAGAACGCCAGCAATGTTCTGCTGAATGACTTCGTAGTCTGGCGGGAGAATGGCATACGGTCCTTGCTGAACGACGCTCGTCTTGCTGAGAGCGTTCGGGTTAAGGGGGCGGAAGAGAATCTGGGTGCGAGCGAATGCGCTGTCCACCATCGAGCAGCGGAGCCTGTTCTTCAGCTCCATCGCCTGAAGCATCTTGATGCCAAGACCCTTCACACCGTGATGCTCGCCATCACCACGGTCGTAATACATCGGATGAATGATCTGCTCCCACCGCTTGTAACGGCGCAGCTTCCGGTACATGAAGTTCTCGCTGTCCCGCTCATCGATGATGGCATGGCTGATCTGACCATCGAACTCCTTGTAGAAGATGTGGGACATCAGCACGACCTCTGACCGTGCAGAGAACGTGATGTCGTTCGAGCGAAGCTGGCGTTGGAAGAACTCCCAATCGTACTGAACGCCGGAACGGTACGGCTCAGGCATCGCAGCGCGGATACGCTGGCGAACGTAATCTACGTTCCAGCCGGCAGCAGTCGCCGCCTGCTCGTCTTGGATCTTCTCGAACAAGTCATCGACGCCCATGCGAGTGCGGACGCAGGCTACCTTCCAATCGCTGACATTGGACTTTGTGCCATCGGGGACGAGAAGATCCGTCGCCATGATGGCCTTGCACCGCCAGTTGGAGCCGTCTTCAAAGATCAGCGGACCATCGCCAATGAGGACCATCTCACGCTGCGAGAGCTGCATAATGTAGTCGAAGTCCTTGTCCAGCTTCTGGAGACGGTCGAACTCCTCGGTGATAATCTTCGACCACTCCTCCCGCTTATCCATGTCGTTGCCGTAAGCGGTGCGAATGTTGGCGTAGGTAGGAACCTCAGCGAACACATCGTAGAAGGCTGACATGGCCAACGTGAGGAACGCTTCCGACTCGCGGAAGTTGACGTTGGTACGGAACGCTTGGTTGTTACGACGAAGCTCTGCCGGATTGTACGGAGGATTGCCGTCAACAAGACCACGGAGCTTTGCGCGGGTGCTGTTCCGCAGCTCGTCGGCCATGATGAGCTTTTGGAATATCTCGCGAGCCGATGCCGCGTCGGCAATACGAGTTTCGGGAGCTTTACCCTCCTCGTTAATGGTTTCGAGCGGCAGTTGGGCTAGGTTTCCGTACATGGTCGTTTTTTCCAGCAGTGAGCTGGCAAGTTTGCGTTCTCTGTAGCGTCCGTAAATTTATGGAGCGTTTCAATGGGAAACCACACCATGCTTCTGATGAAGCAACCACAAAATTCACAGCTTTGAAGCTGGTCGTCTAGTGGCGTTGTCCCGTGTTGAGAAAGTGTCCTGACAGCCTCCTTGAGGACGCGAGCGTTGCATCCGGTGCATCCGAGTGGTTTCCGATTGAACTGACATCCGGCGCAAATGCTCGCTCTTCGAATCGCTTCCTCCTGATCCACTTTGCCACCGCCAACGGTCAGCCCATGAATCAGGCTCATGCTGAAACGGATAACGTCTCCGATCTGAAGAGATTTCAAACCTTTTGGCCTGGGAATCTCAACTTCGTCGTAAGAGCAGTCGGCACCGTTACGACACTGATACTCGGTGATTAAGATGTCGAGGTTGGTGGGAACCTTGACTGCGTTGGCCGCGTAATGGTTGCGGACGAACTCGCGGAGCTGCGGCAATGAACCGGCGGGTATCTCGATGCCGGTTTCAGGAACGCGGTAGTTCCATCCGCCGGGAATGACATTGTGTTCATTGAGGATCTTGTAGCCGCTCATACGTCCCCGTCGTAGTAAATGGAGTCTGCGTCCCTCACCAGCTTTTCCCATACCTTGTCAGCTTTTGTTGCTCGCGGTTCAAATGAGGCGGTTTTACGCACCAGATCAAGCAAGACAACAGCAGCATCGGCCAAGTCAGGCGATTTGCCGGTCCTTTGCTTCATCACGGTCTTCGATTCGACGGATATCTTTCGCTTCCCATCGTCGAACATTCGCGCACAGAACTCTTGCAACGTCTCAATGTCCATGCCGCCGACTCGCTCCTCGACGACCCATTTACGCATCGAGAACCAGAGTTCCGTCACCTTGCGGTCGTATGCCTCATTGCATGGCCTACTATCCTCGTCGCTAACCGGAATGGTCGATGGAGAGCCGCCGAACTCGACGCGATGAACCACACCCCATTCTCTGGTCAGAATGTCCGCCAGACCGCCACCCTCACCGCTTGAATCGAGAGCGAACTTGTCAGGTGGAACGCCTCGCTTGTTGCATTCCTCTTTAACTCGATTGGCTATCTGGTAATGGACCGGCTCGGTGAGCTGCGCGTTGGGTGATATCTGGATGATATCCTGAAAGAGTATGCTCAGCTTATCGTTAGCGGTGCCGACTTTGGCAAAGCGAAGGATACATCTATCACCTCCGAAGCCGGGGTCGAGAGCCGCGACAATCTGGACATTGGTCGTAAACGTGAGCTTCTTGTTCGGCGAATGCGTGTCGATGAGCGACTCGGACAGCACGGTCTTAACCATACCGTCAGGACTCCAGAATCCGCGTGTGTACTTCCAGAACGTAGGACTCTGTTCGCCCTCATGGCGCATTGCCGACAAGACCTGATCTTGGGTGATGAGGTATGGGTATTTCGTTCGCCCCTCGGTGATGTTCGGCGACTTCATGCCGTCGAAGCGTCGGCACATGCCGCGTTCCGTCAGCCAATGCTGATCTTCAATCGTGACGCTGCGCCACCCTTTTGCCGGTGTGCAGAATCTGCCGTGCGGATCAAATTTTGATGCCGGATTCCCGATGACGAGCATCTTAAACTCGCGGCAACCCTTGGAGAGGTTCGTGCAAGCCTCGAACGCTGCTTCAGGCGTATCCGTCGCTTCGTCGATGATGACCATCACCCGTTCTGCGTGAATACCCTGAATGTTGGCCACTGCCTTCGAGGTGTTGCCTTCTGCGACTGCGATAGCTGAAATGGAATGCCGGTCGTCACCTTTAACAGCCTGTAACGCCATCTTCGAATCGACCATGTTACCAGGGAATCCGCGCGATTTCCGAACAAGATCCTGAAGATTGGCCCACATACGCTTTCGGATCATCTTCGCGGTCGTCGATGTCAGAACGACTGTTGACTTGGAAGGATTGGCCAACCACCAGACTGTCGCGAAAAGCGTTGCTCCGAAGGTCTTTCCGCTCGCTCCGCATCCCGCCCATCCAACGTAGTCATGCTCGCAGAGGCTTTCGACTTGCGCTTCCAACCACGGGTTCCAACTCATCTTCGGCCAGAGCATTTTCGTCGCATTCTGAAAATGTTCGAAAGTGCCTAGTCCACCCTCGTTTGGTTGGAGTCGATTTCGGAAAGCGTACAGCTCTAGTTCAAGATCAGGAATCTTGACGGGCGAGCGTATTCCGTACTTGTGGTCGATCAATGGATTCTCAGACACTTGCTCTGCCATAGTTTGGCCTTGCATTAGTTGTCGTTGGACTTGAGGTTCTGCGAAAGGAAAATTATGCCGTCGCAACTTGTTTCTTCATCCGGCTGTTGCCAGCCTTGCGACTCCG